CTTTGCCGGGAATGCAGCCTGGATCTGCGCACGATCGGCAACATGCTCAACATCGTGATCCCATCACTGCAGCGCGAAGCGGCAGCGATTCGGGGCGCAGTGAGCGAATTTGCCGGGGAATTCCCTGAGCTTGAGCAAGACGCCGAACTGCTGGAGTTGGCAATACGCGCCGGACTCCAGCGCTGTTCGCCTCAGCCACACCAGCAAGAGCTGTTCGCAGCATGACGGACCTTTTCACTGATGCCCATCCAGAGCGGTGGGCATCGGGAAAATCACCGAGGGTAGGATGATGGCCTGCAAGATCTGCAGCTCAGGAAACACCACATCGTTCGGCGGTCAGACGCCGCACATCTACTGCCACGGATGCGGCGGCCATGAGTACGAAGGCCTGCTGATCGAAAAGAAAGACTGGGAGGATTGGATAAATGAGCGAGTTGATACCCCGAGAAGCCGCCCAGCAAATGCAGATGTTCAGCGTGACCGGCAGGCTGCCTTGCCCCTGGTGTAAGGGTGTGAAGCTCTGCCAGGTAACGCATGTTGCTGAAGGTGGAGTGCTGACGCCGATATCGCTCATCTGCGACACGTGCGGCGCATCAGGGCCGACCGCCGCCACTCACGAACAGATGGCCGCGCTCTGGGATGCACGCAACTGAACAACCAGCGCCACGACAGCCTGTCGTTAACTGCCCGATCCTCTCTATGAGAGCGCATCGGGGTGTGATCTACAGCGGAGCAAGGCACCTGACTCGTAATCAGACCAGCCACTGAGCACCGTCGACAAAGCGCGGCGGCAGGCAAAGCCAGAGGTGACGACCTCGCGTAGATCACACCCCGATGCGGACGAAACTGCGGCCTATAACCGCCCACCTGCATCACCATTCATTCCCAGTGCACTAACAACGGAGGGCTTCATCATGGACTAGCCAATAGCTGCCCGACGCCTCATGCGCCCGGCAGGCTTGTTACATACGAAGGTAAAAGCCCGGTTTCGACTGGGCTTTTTTACGCCTCGCCTCTACCCGTCAGCACTCCCCGGCGCCCATCGGCAAACAGCCGTGCGTGAGTGTTGAGCGAATACAGGTGAACCAAGTCTGGAGGCAATCATGGAACACGAAATAGTTGTTGAGGGGTTTGTCCTCCAGGTGGAGGTGACCCACTGCGTGAATGAGCCGCCGTGCTATGGCAGCTGGAACAGCGACTGGGACGCCCAGGGCGACCGGGAACTGGAGTTCAAGCTGGTGTCGGGCGTCTGCTACGACGAGGACGGTGTTCGGATGGATGTGCCGGACTATCAATTGCCGGTGCTGGCCCATCAGTACGGGCCGCAGATCACCGTGGCCCTTTGGCATGAAATTGATTCCCGCAAAAGCCGGGAAAGGCGGTGTGCAGCATGAGCCTCAGTGAGCATTCACCATCCCAGCACGACCTCGCTGTCGGCATGCTGGAAAGCTACATCGCACGGGTGATTGATCCCGAGTGCAGCCCGATAGCGGTCAAGGCTTCGGCCACCACCGCGATCCTGATCTTCCGCACCCTTGGCGTTATCAACGCTGCCGAGGATGTCCACTACACCGAGCGCCTGCACCGTATCTACGAGCGCAGGCAAGGAGAGGCGGCATGACCATCATCGCCGGATCATTCAAAGGTATCGCCGAGGCCCTGAGAAATCAGGGCTTCTTGTTTCTGGTAGACGTGAAATGGATCGAGCAGCCTTGCAAGTGTGCGGGCCGCTGGACTTGCAAGGTGGCGATGTGAGCATGCGCGATGAGTTTGAGGCTTGGGCCCTTGAAGGATGGGCGGAAGAAAGCCTGTCCAGGTTCTCGAATGGGGATTACTGCGGGCATACGCTGAATTTCTGCTGGATAGCATGGCAGGCCTCGAGGAAAGCCATAGTTATTGACCTTCCCACCGAGTACGACTGCTGCGGAGGGACCACCTCGTACGAAATCCGAGATATGGCAATCGAGGCTGTAAAAGAAAAGGGTCTGGGAGTCGCTAATGAATAAGTCAATGGATGTCCAGTTCGAAGCGTGGGCGCGGAAAATGTCCATGGATCTTGAGTATCGAAACATCCCCGGGGTCGGACAGTTTTACGAATGCCCAAGGACTCTACTTGCTTTTGAGTCCTGGCAAGCCTCCCGCGCAGCCATTGAGGTGGATTTGCCTAAGATTTTCGATAAGGAATGGGCAAACACTCACGCGGAGCGCTCAGCAATGCGCGAAGCAATCGGGTGGTGCAAGAAGCGAATCGAATCCATCGGTCTGAAGGTGAAGCCATGACCTCCTACCAAAGAGCCAAGCGCTACTGCTTCTGGCGCGGGTCTGCCATAGCACTCGCATTGTTTACGACCTGGATGATGCTCAGCGCATACGCCGGGGCAATTACTCAATAGGTAACCGACATGAACGAAGTCAAGCACACGCCTGGGCCTTGGACGTTTGAAACCGTCCAAACTCAATCAGGCATTTGCCACAAGATCGGCCCGTTCCCCTGGAAGAACGGCAAGCACAATCACGCGTGCATCTATGTGGACTACGCCAGCGCTGGCCCCATTGAAAGAGAGCTTAGGGCAAACGCAAGGCTGATTGTCGCTGCGCCTGACCTGCTGATCGCCCTCAAGCTTGCCCTTGATGCGCTAGCCCACTGCGCGGCTGATAAAGGCTATCAGAGCCTCCAGAACAACGCAGCCCACGCCGCGCACCGCGCCATCGCCAAAGCCACCCAATAACCCCCTTCACAGCGCCCCTCTCCGGTGGCGCGGAGAGCAATCGTGTCCAACGAATCGAAAACCCACTTCAAGAAGGCTTTCAACAGCCCGTACTTGAGCAGTGCCGACATCGTCGGCCACATGACCTTTACCGTCGCCCGCGTAACGCTGGAGGTGGACAAGACGAAGAAAACCAAAGACCTGTTCAACACGGCCTACTTCGTCGAGCGCGAGATCCGCCCGGGTGAAAAGCTCAAGCCGATGATCCTCAACGTCACCAACAGCAAGACCATGAAGGCGCTGACCAACTCGCCGTTCATTGAGGACTGGCAGGGGATCAAGATCACGGTCTACGTGGATTCGAACGTGAAGTTCGGCCGCGAGGTGATGGAAGGTCTGCGGATCAGCCCCAAGGCCCCCACTGTTGCCTGGCTAACTCCAGAGGTAGTAAGGCCATGGACCAATGCCAAGGCGGCATACAAGCGCGATGGCAACCTCGACGCAGTGCTGGCCCGCTACTCCATGACCGACGAACACCAGCAGCAGCTGATCAAGGAGTGCAGCGATGAATCGGCAGTGGCATGACGTCGAGCAGAACACAGAGGCTTGGCAGGCGCTGAGACTCGGCAAGGCAACCGCTTCGAACTTCGGCTGCATCATGGCGAACGACGGTGGTGCATTTGGCGAGCCAGCCAAGAAGTACGCACTGCAACTGGCGCTTGAGTTGGCTACTGGGCGAAAGGCTGAGTTCAGTTTTTCGACGGACCATATGGAGCGTGGGCATGAGCAGGAACCAGTTGCCCGCATGCTCTACGAAGACGCCGAGTTCGTAACTGTAACCAACGGCGGGTTCTTCGACTGCGGCGATTACGGAGATTCGCCTGATGGGCGAGTGGGTGAAAAAGGATTGATCGAGATCAAATCCGTAACGGCAGCGGTGCATTACGCCACGCTAAAGCGCGGATCGTTCGATCCATCCTACCGCTGGCAGCTGGTCGGGCATCTCGACTGCGCAGACTGCGATTGGGTCGACTTCATCAGCTTTTGCTCTGAATTTCCCGAGGCAAGCCAGCTCATCGTGTACCGGTCTGATCGGGACTATTTCAAAGAAGAGCTGAAAAGACTGGCCGAGCGCCGCGCCAAGTTCCTTGAGCTGGTTCAGACCACACTGAAAAGCATCCCGAGGTAGCCATGTCCTACGTCAGAAACCACCTGAGCCTGGTAGAGCAGCACCGCCAGCACGCCGACTCGATATCGGAACGCACCGCGCAGTTCCTGGCTGCCGGCGGGAACGTCGCCCAGGTGCCGAGCCTGGCGGGCAATCCTATCCCGCCCAAGCGATCTACGAAGATCGATCCCGAAACCATCCTCAAGCGCCGCAAGCCGCCCATTACCCGAGCAGAGCGTGAAGCGCTGCGCAAATTGGCGGAGGCATTATGAGCAAGCGCAAGCCTCACAACCTGCAGGCACGCATCGCCAGGTCATGCCGGTCACTGCTGGCATCCAACCACGTCGCGGTGGTGAACATCGATCCAAGCGGCCGCCAGGGCATGATCAATTACAAGTCACTCAAGAACATTGCGCCCGGGAAGATTGGCCAGGCCGTATGCGGCATTCCTCACCGCTGGACGATCTACATGAGCACCATGTGCATTGACGCCCGGGGCGACCGCTACAGCAAGTCGGTGGAACTGGCACCGGACGGTATTTATCTGTCAGACCACCTGGAAGACGTGATCGAGCATTGCTACATGAAGCTTCGCGCCGAGGCCAACCAAAGCCAGATGGTGGCTTCCGGCTGGATCGCCATACCCGACACGCTGTCGCTGGACGTGGAACACGCCGCGCGAATCTTCGAAGCGGTCGGTGCTTGGCGCCAGGTGAAGGTCGATTCATGCGCCGCATAGCCCGCACCCAGCAACGCAAACGTCAAACCTGGCTCGCACTGCCGGCCAGCGGAATAGAAGAGGTAGGCCATGGCTGCAGTACCGCAGAAAGAACGATCGGCCAAGTCTGCCATGAAGCGCGTGGCGAATGCCGAAGAGGAATTGAGGCTCAGGGTTCGCCCAGGAACGCGCCAGGCCCTGGCCGACCTGATGGAGTGGTCAGGCATTACTGAGCAGGGCGAGGCGATGACGCTGATGATTCATCACCTCCATGCGATGGGCTCCGCGAAGTGCCAGCCGCTGTTGAATCCGCCGCGCCACGAAATCGAGATATCGCAAAACGTGGCGCGGGAATTCCGCAATAAAAGCCTGCTCGCCATCCAGAAAGACCCGGGCGACGAGATCATCGAACCCGCATAACCCACCCTACTCGCTGCATCCGGTAACCCGGAGGGCGGCGCCTATCTGAGGTAACCGCATGAAAAACGAAATGATCACCCTGAAGCACGGTGACGCGTCTATCAAGATGCCCGCGTCGTCCCTGGCAAAACTGGCCATGGCCAGCGTGTTCGCCCAGGTGCTACCGCCGGCGGCGAACGTTCAGCCGGTAGCGCACTGCGCCACCCCGGAAATCGGCCAGCCATGGCCAGGCCAGGGCGGCATCAATGGCGGCTTCGTCGCTGCCCGTGGCGATGTTCCAGCCCACTACCTGATCCTGGGCGACAAAGACCTGGGCGAATTCAAGTGGGGTCGCTATCAAGAAGAGTCGGCAGCCACCAGCAAGTGGGACGGCAAAGCCAACACTGACGCACTGATCGCTGCAGGTGGTCACCCAGCAGCCGAAGCGGCGCGGGCGCACACTGCTGACGGTCATTCTGACTTCGACCTGCCAGCGGCCACTCAGCTGCATCAGGCCTGGGCTCACGACTTGGTCACCAAGGGTGCTTACTGGTCGAGTTCGCAGCGCTCAGCCTACTACGCATTCACCATGGACTTCGGTGATGGCCATCAGGGCTACTACGGCAAGGCCCACGAGCTCCGTGTCCGCCCCGTCCGCAGATTCTTTATTTAATCCTTCATTCATTCGTTCTTGATCCGGCACACCAGGGCGCACTGCGCCTTTTTTGTTGCCTTCGAAAAGAGGAAGCATCATGTCCGCAGTTGAGAAATCAGAACCAGCAGTAACCACCCCAGCCATCGGCCAGGCCTACGGCGGCGGTTTCATCACCGGCATTACCTGCGACCCGGCCACCGGCAAGCGGTCCCTGCACATCACCGCCGGCGCAGCGCATGAGCTGGTCGGAAAGTGGGGCGAGTACGGCGTCAAGATCGAAGGTGCCGACAGCTTCACCGACAGCCTGGCCAACACCCAGGCCATGGCGGCGGCGGGCAGCGAGCTGGCATCGAAGGTGCTGGCCCTGAGCGTTGGCGGTTACAACGACTGGGCGATCCCGGCGCGTGACGTGCAGGAGCTGCAGTACCGCCACTTCAAGCCGACCACCGAAGAGAACTGGGAAAGCTCGCGCAACGGTGACAACCCGCACAGCGAGCCGGTAGGTCAGCTGTACAGCGCTGAAGACCCGCTGCAAACCGTTCATGCTGCATTCCAAGAAGGTGGCGCCGAAGCCTTCCGTGACACCTGGTACTGGTCGAGTTCGCAGCGCTCAGCCTACTACGCATTCCTCATGTACTTCGGTGATGGCGGTCAGTACGACAGCGTCAAGTACCGCGAGCGCCGTGTCCGCCCCGTCCGCAGCGAATTTATTGATTAATTCGATTATTTAATCCGCCCGCTTGCGGGCGGTTGCTCTTGGAGAGCGTGCCACATGGCAATGCATACGGACTTGCAGATATACAAAGCCTCGATGGGCTTGCTGCAAATGGCGACAACGTTGACCCGCAACATCCCGCGAGATCTGAAGCAGTCACTGGGAAAGCGGGTGATAGACGAGTGCATCGAGGTCGTAATGCTGATCGGCCGCGCAAACGCAACACAGGACAAGCGCCCACATCTGACTCTGCTGGTCGAGAGGGTTCAAGTAGTCGAGTTCCTGATGCGCCTCTTCAAGGACAGCCGATTCATCAGTGTCGAACAGCATGCCAAGGCGATAGAGGTCACAGCCTCCGTCGGCAAGCAAGCCAACGCCTGGAAACGCTCCACCCCAACCGCGCCCGCTACCTGAAGGTTACGGCTTTCTGGTCTGTGCGAATTGAATCTGGTCGTGCCGCTGACCTGAATGGTCACCGCCATGCGCACAAGGGATACCGACGGTCTAAAGCGTCCGTGCAGGTCTCGCGCAGTTTCCTTGCTGATCGGCTATGCCTTCGGCTCGGTGACGTAGATAGCACGATAGGTCGCAGCGCTCAGCCAACAACGCATTCAACATGAACTTCGATGATGGCAATCAGAACAACAACGACAAGACCCACGAGCTCCGTGTCCGCCCCGTCCGCAGATTCGACTTTGGGTCCCTACCCGTTTCAGGATCTGGTCCAGGCCTATTACGACTGCCGGCGCACCAAGCGCAACAGCGACAGCGCGCTGGCTTTCGAGATCGACCTGGAGCGGAACCTGATCCAACTACACGACGACCTGGTCAGCGGCACTTACCGGCCAGGCCGATCCATTTGTTTCGTGGTCACCCGACCGAAAGCCCGCGAAGTATGGGCAGCAGCCTTTCGAGACCGCGTCGTCCACCACCTCATGTACAACCATGTGGCACCGCGCTTCTACGCCAGCTTCATAGCGGACAGTTGCGCATGCATCCCAGGGCGCGGCACGCTGTACGCCGCCACCCGGCTTGAATCGAAGATCCGCAGCGCCAGCGAGAACTGGTCTAAGCCGATCTTCTACCTGAAGTGCGACCTAGCCAACTTCTTCGTTGCCATCGATAAGGCCGTGCTGCGCAAGCAACTGGAAGCCAGGATCACCGAACCCTGGTGGCTGGCCCTGGCCACGCAGATCCTCATGCACGACCCGCGCGAGGATTACGAGACCCGAAGCCCGGCGCACCTGTTCAATCGGGTGCCGCAGCACAAGCGTCTGGTTGCGCAGCCCGCCCATCTCGGCCTGCCGATCGGCAACCTGTCGTCGCAGTTCTTCGCCAACGTCTACCTAGATGCCCTGGACCAGTTCGCCAAGCACACGCTGCGCGCCAAGCACTACATCCGGTACGTTGATGACTTCGTGTTCCTGCATGAGTCGCCGCAGCAACTCAACCAGTGGTTGGCCCAGGTCGAAGCATTCCTGCCTAAACTTGGCGCCAGGCTGAACCCCACCAAGACGATCCTGCAGCCCGTGGATCGCGGCGTCGACTTCGTGGGCCACGTCATCAAGCCGTGGAGGCGCACAACTCGTAAGCGATCACTGGCCCAGGCACTGAAGCGCACTGCCGCGGCGCCCGCCGAGGATCTGCGCGAGACAGCCAACAGCTATTTCGGCCTGCTCAGTCAGGCCAGCCACAGCGAGAAAGACCGGGCCGCACTCGCCCGCGTCGTGCTGAAGCGCGACAATAGCGTCAACGCCGCGCTGACAAAGACCTTTCAGAAGAAGTAACCCCCCCCCACTCCACCGCCCGGGCATGGCCCGGCAAGGACTCCCCATGCTTACAGAAAGCAAATACTTCGCCGCTGGCGTCACCCTCCAGGCCGCCAGGGCCAACCGCGTCTACGTGGCCGGGCCCATGACTGGTATCGCTGAATTCAACTACCCGGCCTTCAACGCCGTCGCCGATCAGCTGCGCGACCAGGGCTACGAAGTCGAGAACCCAGCCGACCACGGCATCATCGAGGGTGCGCAGTGGGCCGACTACATGGCCTACGACCTGACCCGCTTGGGCCTATGCGGAATGATCGCCCTGCTGCCGGACTGGGAGAAGTCGCAAGGCGCCCGCCTGGAAGTCCTGATCGCCGAGAAGCTCGGCATGACCGTTGTGGATGCCCATGATCTGGTAACGAAGGAGGCTGTATGAGCCACAACCAAACGATTGACAGCGTGCCGCGTGAGCTTCTGGAGCGGATCAGCTCACGACTAAACGACACCGGTCAATTCTTGCTATCAGAAGAATTGCACGCCGCCCTCACCGAATCCGCGCCCATCATTGGCGGTGAAGTCGCTCGACTGAACGGCATGCTAGACGCCGCTAGCGAATTGCTCCGAACAAAGCAGCGCGTAAATCGCGAACTCCGATCAGAGCTAGAGCGGATCAAGGCCATCAATGGCAATAACTTCAAGCCTGTATTGGATCGACTGTTCGAGCCCGTCGCCCCAGTCGTCGAGGGTCAAGACGATCAGCAGATGGCATGCATGCCGGTTGAGCGCTGCAACGACGTACGCACGAAGATGATCATTGCCTTCAATGAGGAAAAGAAGGCTGGTGGCGACCTGGATGACGCGCTAAACGCCGCATACAAGTCAGCCTTGCGCTATTCACCTAACTCACTGAATGCCGCCCAGCCCCAGGGCGAGCCGGTGGCGTGGCAGCACCGCGTAACTGCCGGGCCCCAAACCGGCTGGAGCCTTTGGGCGCCTGGAAGGGGCAAGGAGTATGCCGAGCATTACACGGTCGAAGTTCGCCCGCTCTACGCCGAGCAGCCCGCGCCGGTAGCGGTGCCTGAGCGACTGGTCATGACCGACGGCCTACACACCTACGAGTACGTCACCGGCCACAACGCCGCAATCGACAAGATGCTGGGCGTCAAACCCTGAAAGAGTACGGATGTACTCTTTTGACAAAAGCCGCATTCGCGGCCATGGAGATACCATGCCAGAAGAAATATGGAAGGTGGTGCCCGGACGCGAGCGATATGAAGTGAGTGACGCCGGAAATGTTAGGTCGGCAGGTCGTTATGATCATTTGGGAAAGTGGCGAGAGCCAAGACTGATGATCAAAAGGCGCGACAAGGACGGCTATCTATCTGTGATCATGTCGGGTAAAGACATGCGAGTCCACAGGGCAGTTGCCCTGGCATTCCTTGGACCTTCCTTACTGCCCCAAGTCAATCACCGAAACGGAATTAAATCGGACAACCGCCTGGCCAACCTTGAGTGGTGCTCCATCAGCGATAACGTGAGGCACGCCATTGATACCGGCCTGATCGTGTACGGCAAAGACTTGAATGCCAGAAGATCAAAAGGCTGGATTCAGGCAGAGAAGTCGGGCTTCGGCCTGATGCTGCGAGGCAGGCAAGACCTGATCGCCGCCGGAATGAACCCTTCGACTGTCAGTTCCTGCCTCAAGGGCAGGCGCAACACGCACCGCGGCTTCACGATCACTCGAATTTCCCCCCAAAACCTGTAACCCCTCCCCCTTCAAAGTCAGCCGCTATAGCGGCAAGGACGAAGTCATGCCCGAAGAAAAGGTAGTGATGTACGAATCGCCCGAAGCCGCCAGCATCCAAACCGTAACGGGCTGGGTAGGCGCTGATGGCCGCTTCTGGGGCAAAGATGAGCATATGGCGCGCTGGTGTGGCGCCACCCATCGCCAATGCGAGAAGAATCCGGATCACCCGATCCATGAGATTCGGAGCTACTGCCAGCAGTGTCACCAGGAAAGCCGCCAAGCGAAGTTCGCAGCGATGCCCATCAAGGAGTGGTCCGGCGAACCTTTGGTTATATTCGATGGTGACCAGTATTTCTTTGACGAAGACGGCCTGCGTGACTTCCTCGTCGACAGCGATATCGACCTGGCAGACCTGCAGCTTTGCATCTGCGAGCCGAACATGCCCCGCGAGATAGATCCTTCGGACGTCTTCAGTGACGATCTACCTGAAGACGGCGAGATCCGCGACCAGCAGCTTGTCGCAGCATTCGATCTGTTGAACGAAATGATCCGCCAGTCCGAGCCCTTGTCGTGGTCCGAAGGCGAGTACGCCGCATCTTTGCCGCAATCGCTCATCGATGAAATCGCGGCGGCACGGGTGACGCCATGATCGCCACCCTCTGGTTCGCCTACTTCTTCATCTACAAGGGGCCAAGGCCATGAGAACTGTGACCCGAATCGTTGACGACCCGGCCGCGCGCTGGGGTTTCAGGCGAGATCCAGCGACCTATGAGGACGCAGAGAAGATCACTGGGTTTCGTCTGGATCGCCGGTCAAGCTACTTGATCACTAGGGATGATGTGGTGGAGCAAGAAGCCCGGTGCACTGTGGAGTGCTCTGGTTGCAGCTGTGACTGCTCCAGTTGCAGCTACGGATATAGCGCCCATAAAGCCAGTGGCTGTCGCGAATGCGGCGGCACCGGAAAGCGCCGGATGTACTTCGGCTTTCCACCCTCCCCGCCGGAAAAGGGGCAAAGGCCGTGACGGACCACGAACTGCTAAAGCTATCGGCCAAGGCCATGGGCTTTGAGCTGGAGTACCGCCACGGCAGCGATGCCTTCTATTACGACGATCCGGAATCCGGCCGCGAGCAATGGCAGCCACTCAGTGATGACGTCCAGGCCATGCGCCTGGCGGTAGACCTTCAGCTCAGCATCCCCTGGTTCACCAACCTGCAGTACGTGATGGTCGAGCGTCGCGGCTTTGGCGAGAACATCGGCTGGACCGACGACGCGGATCGAGGTGGCGCGCTCCGCCAGGCAATCACAGTCGTAGCAGCGCAAATCGGCTCCACGCTTCCCTAACCCCAATCCCCCTACATGCCTGCCGGTGAGCGGCGGGCGAGGTATTTCTATGTCTGAACAAATCATTAAGTCGATGGAGCAACTTATCGAAATCGCTCAAGAGCATGCCGCTCTGAAAGGGCAAGCTGCAGTGCTCACCAGTGCAAGTTTGGATGCAGTAAGGATCTGCGCCGACCACATGGATGAAAACCTGAAATTGAAAAAAGCCTTGAGCGGGATGCTGTTCGCCTTCGATGACGGCGTAGGTCGGGACTGGTCTGCGGACCTACTGGACTACGCCAGAAAACTCACCCCAGGCGCCGAATTCAAAATCTAACCCACCTTCTGCCGCCCAGCGCGGCAAGGACACCCCATGTTCGCTATGAAACTCACCCTGACTGTACTGGGCGCCCTGTTGTACCTGGTAGGAACACTCGGCTGGTTCGGCTGGTTCGCTATCGACCTGCTGGACACCGGCACCACCGAGGCACTGCTCTACGCCTTCGCCGGCACATGCGCCTGGCTGCTGATCAGCTTCGGCTTGGCAATCCACATCATCAAGACAGCGCGGCCCACGGTGGGCGGGAGGTAGGTATGGGCGCGCAGCAACTGATACCTCGATTCATCCGAGCAAAGGAAGCGCCTGGATACCTGGGCATGTGCCGGGCAATTTTCGACGAGACCGTCAGGCCCTTCGTCAGCGAGTTCCCCATTGGCGGGCGCGGCGTTGGCTTTGATCGACAGGAGCTGGACGACTGGGCCACGGCGTACGTCGAGGCAAAGTCGATTGATAAAAAAGGCGCAACGGAGCAACAATCGCCCCGCAGCGAGCGCCAGAAAGGAGATAAATCATGGCGCGAAAATCGATCACAGGCCTCTCCCAAAGGAAAGGTATCTGGCATATCGACAAGAAAATCAACGGAGAACGACTTTACGAAAGCACTGGAACTGGTGACCGGGAAGAAGCGGAGCGCTACCTGATCTTCAGGTTGGAGCAGATCCGGCAGCAGAAGGTGTACGGTGTGAAGCAGGTCAGGACCTGGCGGGAGGCGGCGACTCGCTTCCTGCTGGAATTCAAGGATCAGCCTTCAATCAAGCTATCCGCGCACCACCTTTCACAGCTCGACCCATTCATTGGCGACATGCCGCTTACCCACATAGATGATCAGGCCCTGGTGCCGTTCATCAAAGACAGGTTGGCGACGAAAAAGCTTGAAGGTGGGAGGGTAAAGAAAGGTGTCAGCAACAGAACGGTGAATATCTCGATCGAGCGTGTGGTTCGTGTTTTGTCGTTGTGTGCCAGGAAGTGGCGAGACGATGAGCGCAGGCCGTGGCTGGATAGCGTGCCGATGCTCACAAAGCTGGAAGAGAAGAAGTCGAGCCGCAAGCCTTACCCGATTTCATGGCCGGAGCAGTCGATTCTTTTCGGAGAGTTGCCGGCTCACCTGCAAACCATGGCGCTGTTCAAAGTGAACACCGGCACGCGGGAGCAGGAGGTCTGTAAGCTGAGGTGGGATTGGGAGATTGCGGTACCGGAACTGGGCACCAGCGTTTTTCTGATACCGGCCGATTTTGGTGGCAGGCATGAGCGCTCGGGCGTGAAGAACGGTGACGAGAGGCTGGTGGTGCTGAACAGCGTGGCCAGGTCGATCATCGAAAAGCAGCGCGGTATAAGCAAGGAATGGGTTTTCCCATACAACGGCACCGCGATGCACCGCATGAACGACTCGGCCTGGAAGAAGGCGCGGGTGAGAGCGGCGAAACTCTGGCAGGAGGAAAACCTTCGCCCCGCTCACCCTGGGTATGCATCCATCAGGATCCATGACCTTAAACACACGTTTGGCCGTCGGCTACGCGCAGCAGGCGTAACTGAGGAAGACCGCAAGGCCCTTTTGGGGCACAAGAACGGCAGCATCACCAGTCACTACTCGGGCGCTGAGCTCGGGCATCTGATTGAAGCTGCGAACATGGTATCAGCAACCGATTCTCGCGGACCGGTGCTGACAATCTTGAAGAGGAAGCAGGCGTGAAAAAACGAGAAGTCACGCAAATGTCACGCACATGAAAAAGGCCAATGCTGTGAACATTGGCCTAAGTCATTGAATAATATGGTCGGGACGGAGTGATTCGAACACTCGACCCCTAGCACCCCATGCTAGTGCGCTACCGGACTGCGCTACGCCCCGACTAGGCGTGTTACTGGGTTCGCTTCTTAACGAAGCGAACCGGAATATACCGCAAGCT